TCGCCACCAGCCTCCCGCCTATGGATACAATTTTTAAGCTCTTCATCGTTTTATCTTTACGAATAAAAAAGCCCCGCAGATGCGAGGCAATACAGACTTTATCCCCATAAAGGGATAAGCAGCATTTTATCCCTTTATGGGGATGGACGTTCTCCCTGATTCGTAAATCCGCTCACAGGGCATTCCTGTTTCCCCTGATTTTTTTGTCACATATTCTCGTCCAGGATCTCCTCAAGCCATTAAACCAGCTAAAAAAAAGGCCGCATAGATATGCGACCTTTGGTTAGTACCAGTTAGAAATCTAAAATCTCTCAGGAGCCACCCGGGAGAGATTTTCTGCTTGCTAAATGACCTCTGCCGTTTCGGTGTTGGCTGGCAGTGGTAACGTGAGGATAGCTTCATTTCAGCCATCGATATCATTTAAATGGATGAATAGCTGATTAGACTAGTAATTCGCTATTCTCAAGAACATTCAAAAAGAACAACAGACGTCTGTGCTTATTTTTTTAGCGCAATGATCCGTTAGCCACCAGTAACTAACATATTATTCGATGGTTCCTTAGACAGTGACCCATAAATCTAATTGTTTAACGTACCATTGGATGGGCACACAAATAACCACACCATCCCCAAAGTTGACAGATTTGATAACACACCCTTGTGGCGGAAAAAATTCCGCATCAGTGTGGGGCCGGATCGAGCGCTCAATGCCGTAACGATAACCGCATGGAAGTTGTGGTAGTAAGTTTACTGTCATGAGTGGCTACTTAGTTAAGAGTGGTTTGAGATCCTATAGTGCATGACCCCACCTGAATTAGATACAAACATTTTGATGCTGAAAGCTTGAATGTCTTGTTTTCAGATTCTTTTGTTCACTTAAGGCCACTTATTTCATGTGATATACCTGTTACTTACTCACCGCCCGATAGTACACCTGCCAGCGATACTTATCCAAACGGAGCTGGCGTAGGCACTGAGCGGTTTCTATGTCAGACTGTAAATCTTCATCGCTATCCTTCCCGGCGTCACTTGCTTTGCACGGCGGGCTCATCAAATCCGGGGATGGAGTTGGCAGCATCGATGGCGCGCTGGCGCAGCTGCACAGCAGCATCATCAAACCTGCATACAATACGATTCGGAGACTGAACATATTTCACCACGTCACGGGTTATTGTTTTGTAGATGACCTTACCCGCTTCGTTAGCAGTAGCGGCCTTTTCCTCTACAGGCTTAATGGTATTCTCGGCCTTCTCTCTCTTCTTTGAAGCCTGAGCCTTGATGTGATCAGCGTGAGAACTCCAGCCTGAGCGCCACGAAATCACGTTGGAGGCCAGCAGGATTGTTATAGCGATGATAACGGCGGTTAAGCGATTCATCTTTGCTCCCATAAACAAACTTCACGCTCAATTTCCCTACGGGTAATAAGTCCTTTCCACTGCTTACCTTTGGCATAGGTCCAGCGGCGCAGTTGATTACATGCACCTTTCTGGTCCCCCTTGTTGATTTTATGAAGCAGAGTAGAGGTCTGGAAGTTCCCGGCACCGACGTTATAGGCGAATGAGTACAGAGCCCCACGCATCGTTTCTGGGATCGGTTTTTTGATGTAAGGGTTGATCTGCCTAGCGACGGTATTCAGGTCTTTATTTAATAGCGCCCGACACTCTGCCTCGGTATAGGTTTTGCCGAGCATGATGTCTTTACCTGTGTGGCCGTAGCAAACCGTCCAGACACCTACCACATCCTGATAAGGGTCGTATCGCACTCCCTCAAGCCCATCATTACCCGTCGGGCCAGTAATGAGTGCAGACGCAATCGCAAAGGCTCCACCGCCGACTGCAGCAAGAACGCTTTTACGTAGTGTCGGAGACATTATTCACCTCGCACAGCTTTTCGCCGGTCTTCTTTAATTTTGAAATACAGATTCGTCAGGTATGTCAGCAAGCCAAATACCAGACTTCCCAGAACACCAATAGCGGCCCACTGGGATGGGGATACTTTGTCGAGCAATTGCAACATCCAGAACCCCGCGTTACCTGCGGACGTTCCGTAGGCAATACCTGTTGTTAGCTTGTCCATTCGATACATACTCCACCTCCGGATTAACGGGGTGCTTTGTGCGTGTAGGGGGTCAGGCCCATCGGGCTGATTTAACAACGAGCCGTATCGATGATGATTCCCGTGAGCCTGAAATGAAAAAGGCCACGCAAATGCGCAGCCTTTGAATAGATCCGCTGGAAAAGAACAGCCCACGCGTTAACGTGGGCTTGAGGTGAAGTTGTGGTGCCGGGTGCTTCCCGGTAAGTCGTTGGTCAGTCACCGTGACTCGCGCTGAGGATTCGCTTCTAACTGTTTACGCCCCTCCGCTAGGGGGATTCACCACCCATAAAACTTAACATCTCAATAACGTCTCTTCAATGCCATGCGTCGCTATGACCTAATTTTTCGGCGCAAAGCATCCTTCTGTTCCGCTTCTTATTGCTTTGAGCCTGTCTCCGTTGAAGGGGAAAGGAGTTCCTGCAAATGAATCCATCGCCTTCCTTGCTTTGATGTTTTTTTGGGCAGATTATGAATAAAAAAAACCCGCCAGAGAAGCGGGAAGAAAATTGGCAACCAAGGCTGTAACGAAAGGAAGGTGCACCTAATAGTCCGAGCTACCGATTTACCAGGAAGCATTCACTTTTGCCGTTACGTTCTATAAACATAGAAGGGCAACCGCAAAAGTAAACCCACTATGAAATATTCAATATGCTTAGTGACAGTGTGGTGCCGGGTGCCTCCCGGTGAGCATGCCCCAGTCGGCATGGCCCGCGCTGCATTTACAGGTTTCTGTAACTGACTGGTCGCCCCTCCGCATAGGGGGATTCACCACCTCAATAATTTATGATGCAAACATTCAAAGTGTCAATATCTGACCATACCGCCAGCGCCTCTGCCATAATATAAGCCAACAACGCCCACTTAAATTGTATGCATTCTAATACTTAAAGCTATTGCGAAGCCCTGACTCAATGTAGCACTCACTGATATCAGGTAAATACGAGGTAAGTAAAATGCTATCTACTGATAACCAAAGAATTTCAGAGATTTTTGAACGTTTGGCAGAAATAGCAGCTAAAACTGCTGAATTAACAAGCAACCCTAATCTATCCCCTGCTCAAAAGCAGGCAGCATGTGACAGTTACTTTAGCAAACATGATCAGTTAACAACCGAAGCCCTAGAGATCTTCAAAAAAATCACTAAAAATCCTCAGTGAATGCTGAAGCATGTGAGATTGCGTATGCAATACGACGATATGACAGGGGTATTGATGCAGCGCATCTCGCGAATACCCCTGTCGTATCGCCGGAAAGCAAAAACCCCGCACGGGCGGGGTTTTCGTTATATTCAGATTGTCGCTTTTTGTCGCTGCCGAGTGGCGCAGCTCTGCCAAGCATGAAGGAATTATCTAACTTTCTGGCCCATTTTCAATACCAAAAAGGCAACATAGCACTTTTTGCTAATCCGCATGAATCGCCTTATGAACAGAAAGGAAAGCTTTTGCTCTGAATATTTCAAGGCACCAGCGCACTCTTTTCCGGGCCTCACTGTCTGTTAACCATGGAGCCACCAGCTGTATTTCCCGTGTTATGTCTGAGATTTTTTTGCGGGTGGTGTAATAGTTAACGCCAACGAGATAAACAGGATCACCCGTTTCAAATATCGCCAGTACACATCGTTCAACAAATTCAACATCATCCTCAGTGATCGCAGCGTCAATGGCGACAGTTGGAGGTTTTGGCCACAAAATGGCATGCGCCCTGCTTAGTGCCTGCCGCCCGCGATAGCCTTCACTCCTTGCCTGCTCGATTGCTGCCGTAAAGCGCTCTAATGCTCTATCTGACCAGTGATCACCCTTCATACCTCGCCAGCATGAATGTCCTGATGGTTTGCGCGGGGCCGCACCTCCTCTCATACCTTCTCCCCATACAGTAAGCAGAGATTTTATCCAGGCGGACTGAATGCCATTAAGGGGAGTGAATCGGCCCAGCCAGCCTTTGCGCGGGGCGGCGGCCACAGTTTCTAATCCTGCACGGTGTAGACGGCGTTGACGTGGTGTCATTCTGTTCCTCTCCTTACTACGCCAGAACGCCGAGCGCGTATGCCCGGTCCAGCAATTTAATAATCAATACCGGCTGGGTGCCGTATTCACGCTCAAAAGCGGCAGGGTCATGGTGCAAAGCACGGTGGTGCTTGCGGCATAATGGGATCGTAAAAATATCGTGGGCCTTGGTGCCTACGCCGCCCTGCCCCCAGCCAATAAGATGATGGGCATCATCTGCAGGCTGCCCACAGCACATACACGGCTGTTTTTTAACCCATGAGATAAAGTCAGCTGATAACCATCGGCTCCGCTTAGGTCTCGCGAATAGTGTCGCCGGTGCAACAGGATCGACGTTCACAGGAACCAGAGGTTTGCCCGGCGTTGTTTTTGCCGTTGGCCTGATTGCTTTTTCGATACGGGGAGAAAGAATGCTGGTGGCCGGTACCGACGGAACGATCTCACTCTCCCTGTAAACCGATTTAATGCCATCGTCTTTAATACGCAGGGATCGGCGCGCCATTTCTTCTGTAATTTCATCGCCAATCCCGGCGCCTACCGCCCACCAGCATAGCTCCGCCAGTGACAATGCTCGCTGAGCGTCCAGCCCAAGCGCGATGCGGGCAGTGTCGATTACCCAGTCAGCGTTATTAACACCGACCAGTTGATCAAGGGTTTGTTCCGTTTGGTTTTTCAGCTCATTATCACAGTGCCAGCATGCGATTATTACACCCGTCGAATGGCGAAACGGGACGAGCTCATGGTGATGGTAATCGGAATGTGCCCACTGACAGTTTTTAACCTGCCTACGCAACCATGACTCGAGGGCACTAACCCCACCAGCTGCAGTGATAACTGCCTTAGTCATGAAAAAAGGTCTGATACCCATATCATCCCGCAACGGCTGCCGGGCATCAGGAAGACGACCACTGGGTATCTTTTTCATGCTTGCCGGCGGTATTTCAACAAGAACTCGGCCGGCACCGAATAACGGCATTAATTCACTACCCGGCTTAAGCAGCACAATTCCAAGATGGCGTGCAATATCCACGTTAAGCAAAGCTCGCATCAGTCCCTCCACATCTTCTGTATGTAGGTCCTGTCAATCCGTGGCGGCTTCTTCGATTCCGGCAACAGCACGCGGATCTCCCACGATGCAAAGTCTCTGGATAAGCTCTTCTCAACCACACAGTTATTTTTACGGTATCGCTCCACCAGCTCTGTAGCCTCAATCTCTGAAAGTTGCTCGTGTAAAAACCAACTTTTCTTCATGGCTGATCACCGAACAGTCGCAAAAACTCAATCGCTCTTTCACGCGCACCGGGTTCTTCAGCGATCATTTCCTGCAGCAGCTGCACGGCGAGCATAGGCTCCTTTCGCCCGACGATGGAAATTCCTCTGGAAACACGGCGAGAGAGTTTTATAAAATTTTTTCTCTCTAACGCACGCAGATGCAACAGGACAGCATTAGACGAGCTAACGCCGAGCATATCGGCCAGCTCAGATAGCGTAGGTGGGTAGCCATGCTGATTGATGTAGGCCACCAGCAGATCGAAAACTTCCTGCTGTCGAAAAGTTAGTTTTGAAGACGAAAGCAAACCGGCGCTCGATGAAGGAGCACCAGTCTGATGGGATTTTGATACTTCGGGGGTTTGCGTCATGGTTTCTCTCCGCGACGCAGCAGGTATAGGTTGTTCAGGCCTATGACGGGATTGTAACAGAACCTGGGGGAACCTGGTAACCAACTCCAGACTTAGCCTTTTCAATCATCTGTGAAAAAAGAGAGAGAGTCCCCACGATCTCATCCGGCTGCAAAGGCATAAACGAAACAGTGTCGCCGCGCCGGTACATCAGAGCGCGCTCACACACAGGAAAGGATGTCAGACGAGCAACGATCACCCCATCGTCGCATCTGATAATTGCGTAGCCGGTGTTAGGCATTTCTTGTTTTTTACTCACAGCCAAATCCTCAAAATAAACCAGGCAAGCCACTGGACCTCAACTTAACAAAACCAGTCATCAGCGCTTTCCCAGGTGTCCTGCAGGATTTCCTCTACACGTTTTTTATCTCCGTCCATTCCACCAAGCACGGTCAACCCATCAGAGCTGGCCCGACGAATCACAAGACTGCAGTTATTAAAGTTTTGATCCAATCGCCGCAGTAGCTCCTTCTCCAGAGCAGGCACAGCGCCATCCGGCAATTTTTTTTGGCGATCAATTGTGATTTCCACTTTCATAACTAGCTCCTCATGCAAATACTGTATAAATAAACAGTATACTTGTTAGGTGAAATGTTCAAGCGTTTAATACCACTTTTCGCTAACCCATGCTCATGTTTAGATTGATCTTTTCTCCACAAAGGACGAAATCCGCTATCACAGGGATACAGTCATTTTTGTGGTGATCAACACCCCTGATAAGAAACGTTGCTACCTCTGGCGTACACTCGAATTTATTAAGATGGTCAGTACACAAGTAGCAACACCCGGTCACATGCTTCTGTAATGTTGGTTTAATTGACGAACGTCTTGAAATGGAATGTGCAGGAGACTTCTGCACTGATGATGCAATGCCCTGGGATGAAACCCGCTCACCTGGTAGTCATGCTGGACCTGTCGAGTCGCTTACCTCGCTTTTAAAGTGGCTGAAACTAAATTCCTGAGCGTCCGCACTTGGCACAATGCGATCCCCCTAAACTCAGCTCGCTGAACATCAAACTCCTGGCATTCATATACCACTAAAACAGTAATGATAATCATTTACATCAACGTGATATATTGAGTATGCTCATAACAAGACATATTTCTCATAGCAGAAGGTAACACTCAGTACGTGAGGAATAATCTGTGGCTGCATTGAGATGCAGCATCAATACAGTTTATGGAGATAAGATGAGAACAATTTCAGTCCGTTCAGTGCTGTTGGCCTCCACTATTACAATATCAACCGTCGTAACGGCATACGCCGATAGTCAATGGGCAGCAGCCACCACGACCTTTCCAGGTAGTATTCGTGCCGGATCTCGGGAAGTTCCTGTTAAGCCCGGAGATCACACGGTGATCACGATTAAGAACCTGCCAACAGGTGCGACTGTCACCATGCTGAATGGTGCTGAAGTCCTTACGCCGAAGCCATTGGCTGTTGATGAGAAGGGAAATCTCACTATTCCACTAAACGTTCCGGCCGACGCTGCTACAGGCCTTCATCCACTCACTGTTATCACGCAAAATCCCGCGAGCGTTTCGCAGGTTATGTTGAAATTGTCCAAGGTTGTTCCCCCGAAAAACACTGAGGCTTTCAGGCTGCAAACAATTCCCGTCGGTGAGCGGGCTTACCAGTCGGCAGTGTCGGCCGATGGGAAGCTCTTCGTGACTTCTGCACGCGGCCCGAAGGATGGTAGCCGGCTGATGAGACTGAACGCAGGAACGCTGGCTGTCGAAGCGGAGGCGACGCTGCCTAAAGACAAAAAGGGAGAGCAGATTGGAGTATTCGGAGTCGGTGTTGATAATGCCCATAACCATGTATGGACGACGAACACGCTTGCCGAGACGGTGACCGTCTATGACGCAAAGACCCTTTCTGTGGTGAAAGTCTTTCCCGAAGGATCTGTTGTACATCCACGCGATGTGATTATTGATGAAGCCCACAATCGTGCCTATGTCAGTGCAGCGCTGACCGGATTTATCGAGGTATATGACACAAAATCACTTGAACACATCGGTCAACTTGAGTTCGTAGTGGAACATGGCAAAAACATGTTTAACAATACCGATCTTGCCCTTGACAGTGCAGGAGGGAAACTTTTCGGCGTCAGCCGTGATACGCCATGGGTAGGTTGGATTGATCTCAAAACGGGTAAGAGCACGACGGTGAAAGTGCCTGAGGCGCAGGGGGCAACAGACATCACTCGCGATCCGGCGACTGGCCGTCTTTACGTTGCTTCCCAGGAAACGAACAATGTCGTGGTTCTTGATGCGGACGGTAAGGTTCTCGCAGATACTTATATTGGTGCCGGAGGCGTATCTGTCGTCTGGGATCCAGTGACGTCTCAGG